GCGATTCTCCGATTGATTGGCCTGCCGCTCGATATGCCCCTGGAGCTGGTGCTGCTGGATTTCTCCCGCGTCAATTATTCCAGCGCCCGCGCCAGCTTCCTGCAGTTCTATCAGGCGATGCGCCCGAAGCAGGAATACTTTCGCGAGAAAGTCCTGTCGCGCATTTATCGCTGGTGGATCAGTCGCGCCGTCGCTGCCGGAGAATTCTCGAATCCGGTTCCCGAAGTGTATTGGCCGCACCATTTCATGGCCCGCGGCTGGCAGTGGGTGGATCCGCTCAAGGACGCGCAGGCTGCGTTGCTCGAAATTTCAATGGGCATCAACACGCCCCGCCGTGTCGCCGCTCGACTCGGGCGCGATTACGAAGAATTGACCACAGAACTTGCCGCCGATCTGGCCGCGAGCCGCCTGGTCAACCTGCCGTGGGTCGTTTCCAGCTATACCCGCGATCCCATGACGCCGGCTGCCCCGGGATCGGCAACGCCAACTGATCCAAATGAGGACAAAACAAATGACAACTGAAGCTCAATCGACCTCCATCGCCAAGGAATCCGCCGCGGTCCGCGTTTCTGGACTGCTCAGCGAGCGATATTGGTTCCTGGCCGAAGCGCGCGTCGCGGAGCTGCAGGGCCGCATTTGCGCCGTCCTCGCGGGCAGGGTGTCGATCGAGCATGAGGCTCGAATCATCGTCACCGATGAACGCGAGCAGGCACGAAAGCCTTATACCGTTGAAGGCTCGATCGCGATTGTCCCGGTCATCGGCGTGCTGACCAAATACCCCGACTGGTATGACGACATTTGCGGCCTCTGTGCCACCGAAGGTCTTCAGGCCAAGCTCGAGCAAGCCGCCAACGATCCAGACGTCGATCAGATCATGCTTTGGATCGATTGCCCGGGCGGCGCGGTCAATGGCACGGTTGAAGCGGCGCAGGCGGTCGCTCGCATCAACAAAATCAAACCCATCACAGCCTATGTTTCGGGGATGTGCGCATCGGGGGGCTATTACCTCGCCTCTCAATGCGCCCAGATCATCGCGGCGCCAAGCTCCGAAGTCGGATGCATCGGCGTCTATTGCGTGCTGATGGATTACAGCAAATTCCTCGAGGAGAACGGCCTGAGCATGACCGTCGTGCGCTCGGGAAAATACAAGGGGCTCGGCGCGGACGGCAAGGTCAGTGAAGACCTGATTGAAGATCAGCAGCGCATTGTGGACGGGCTGCATCTTCAATTCGTCGCCGACGTGGCCCGCGGACGAAGTATCGATGTTTCGAAAGCCTCGGACGTGGCTGATGGCCGCGTGTGGCTCCCTGCCGACGCTCAGCGACTGAGCTTGATTGACCAGATCGCGTCGCGCGACGCGGCATTTCAAATCCTTACAGGCTCCATTGAGAGCCAGGAGATCAACATGGCGAAAGCCATCAGCGTGCCGCGCGGCCAAGACGCCAACGCGGCAGATACGAACAAGCCCGCGGCCGAAAACACCGCAGGCACAAAGAAGAATGACGATGGCGGGGAAGATACCGACATCGACACCACCAGCGCCGATTACAAGTCCGGCTACGATGCCGGATATAAGAACGGCTACGACTCTGGCTACAGCGCCTGCCAGAAGGAAATGGAAGACGACGAAGACGGCGATCCGGACGATGACAAGGGCGCCAACGGCAAGCGTCGCAAGGTCGCCACGGCCGGCGAACTGAAAGCCGCCTTCCCGAATCACACTGGCTTCGTGATCGACCAGCTCGAAGCTCAGGCCTCCATCACTCGGGCCAAGGCCGCTTTCGCGGATGTTCTCGCGAAAGAGAATGAGGGTCTGAAGGCCGCGAATCTGAAGCTCGAAAATCAGATCAAGGGCATCACGGGCGGCGTCGAGCCGGTCGGGATGAATCCCGAGACTCACGGCTCCGAGACGGCGACCGCCGTCGAAGGGCCGACCGATGCCGCGAAAGTGGAAGCGGACGCGAAGAAGAACTGGGCGGCCAACAAGGATCATTGCCGCGAGCGGTTCGTCAGCGAAGCCGTCTACGTCAACGTGGCCAAGCGTGAAGCTGGCGTGAAGTAACCACGCCACGCGCTCGGCACTCCGCATCAATCTCACCATCAACCTTTAGGAAATTTGAAACCGCGCCGTCTGCATAGGCGGCGCCAAACCGGAGAATTCAAATGGCACAGCTAACCGCTGATGTAAGCCGAAAATACCGAATCGCCCCTGACCTGCGATCGGAAATGCCCGTCAAGGGCGCGACCACGATTTATGGCGGATCCGCCGTCGGCGATGACGCCACTGGACTGGCCCGGCAGCTCGTTGCTGCTGACCCGTTCCGAGGCTTCGCAGTCGCCAAAGCCGCGAACGTCGCCGATCCGAACAAGCCCGGCTTCACGATCAATGGCATCGCCCTCGGTGCTGACCAGGCGATCAACGTCGGGCTTCGCATCGAAGGCATCATCGAAGTTGCTGCAATCACCGGTGCTTCGGGCATCGGCGACATCGACAAGGATGTCTATATGAGCGATGGGAATACCTTCACGCTCACGAGCACCAGCAACACGCGCATCGGCCGAACGCTCTATTATCTCAACGGTGTGTTCGGCATCTACTTCAAGGCCAGCGCGGCGCACAGCGCCTAATTGACCTTGTTCGACCAATCCTTCTTCCGCACTTCGCGGATTTTCTTCAAGCATTAACCAGGCGAATCGCCAGCTCCCATGAACGTGGGCTGCTGCCGGTGCGCCTTTACCGGAGAGACAGCAATGTCCACCACAGGCCAATATGGCTTTCTTGACAACAAAAATCTGATCGGGATTTGGGATCAGATGTATGAGCCCGCGCTGAACGGCGTCTGGGCAACGGGAATTTCCACGCCGGTCAATAGCTCCATGGAAACCGAGAGTTACGGCTGGCTCGGCGCTGCGCCCAGCATGGAGCCGATGAACGGCGATGACAGCAACGAAGAGCAGCTTGGCAAATACGCCTACTTCCTGCGCAACATCGAATATGCCAAGACGCTGAAGATCGCGGAGAAGGATCTTCGCCGCGACAAGCTCGGGCAGATCGAAATGCGCATCGGCGAAATGGCGGAAAAGGCCGCCGAGCATTGGAACCTGCTGGTATCCAAGGCGATCAGCGCCAACGGCAACGGCTATGACGGCGCGGCCTTCTTCTCCACAGCCCACCCCGAGTCCGGCAGCAACCAGAGCAACGCCCTCGATTCGGGCCAGATTGCTGCGCTGGATGTCGTGACGCCGACCGCGCCGACGCCGCTGGAAGCGGCACAGGCCCTCAACTCTGTCATCGGCGCGTTCTATACGCTGGTCGATGACAAGGGCGACCCGATCAACGGGCAGGCCAAGAAGTTCAAAGTGATGGTCGGCACGACCTCGCTCTACAGCCCCTTCGCCCAGGCCACCAGCCTTCTGACCTTCGCGCAGGGCGCACAGAACCCGGTGCTCGGCCTGAAGGAAAACAATGGCGTTGAAATCTCGGTCGAGCTCAACCCCCGCCTGTCGGCCATCACGAATAAGTTCTTCGTGTTCCGCACCGATGGACGGGTTCGCTCGTTCATCCTGCAGAACGAAGTCGATGTGACTCCCGCCGTCAGCGATCGGCAGAATGATGAGTTCATCAAGTTCCGCCGATTCCTCTTCAGCATCTATGCCTCACGCGCCGTCGGCTACCTCCGCTGGCAGTCGGCCATGCAGGCAACTTTGTCCTGATCGATCCTGATCACTTTTTTGAATTCAAGAGCGGCCAGCGGAAATCGTTGGCCGCCCTCTTTCGCATTTCGCGATTTAGATAATTGACCCCCGAACCGGAGATTCGAAATGCCCGACGCATCCACGACCACGAAAGAAAAGAACGCCGCACAGCTCAAGGCCGACTATGACGACCTGGCCAAGAAGGTGCAGGCGGCCGACGCCAAAGGCAAGAAGCTCGAAAAGACTCTGCTGGAAGAAGTGAAGAAGAAAGTAAAGGACGCCGCCGGCGATCTTGAAAAGCTCATGGAGCAAAAACGCGCCGCCTACGTCGCCTGGAAGGCTCGGGAATCGGTCGAGCAGGCCGAAGTCGATGCCGCCAAACTGAAGGCCGATGCCGAGGACCGCGCCAAAGCGACGGGCAGGCCTGCCGCCGCGCCGGAAACCAAAGCCGCGCCGGCCGTCGAGCGGACAAAATTTCCGGACAGCGCTGCGAAGTAAAATGACCGCGGTCATCCTTTGCCCCGGTCCTTCGCTGGTGCGATCCGTCCCCGCGCCCACCGATTTAACAATCGCCGTCAATCGCGCGATCGCGTTTAGCAGCGCCGATGTCTGGGCCGCCG